CTGTGGAAATTACCCAATCAGCAGCAGCGTACTGGTAAAAATCGTCAAAATAGCCACAGACCAGTGAAGGGTCCATGTCTAAGAACATACCCATTGTCGTACCTTTATCGACATTGGTTACGCCCTTTTTATATCGTCTTGGTGACATATTCCCCTCCTTATCGTTCCATCCATGCGCCTATGTAATCAACAGACAGCGCGTTGGCAGTAGCCTCTCCCGTTTCGTTACTGATAGTTACGGCCAGATATTCATCGTCCGGCAGGCTCGTCCCCACATAAACCTCACCTTTTTTGACATCATCAACAAAGTAATGGATTGCATCAACTCCATCCCAGTAATACCCCAGACTAATCCATGTGGTGTCTGCCCATGTACCAACACCGGACACCTTCACCTGGCTTGAATTTTTGGCAATAATAAGGTCGATGTCTGTCGTCCCATCATCAGAAGTAAACCAAACACCGTCGCTTGGTGCAGCATTTCTAAGGTCAGTATTGACAATACACAACCCTATATCGAGTTCCATATCACTAACATCTGCCCCATATATTCTGGTCTTAAACCATGCTTTCTTTCCGGTAGCGAACAAGAACACTTCCGAATCGTTTGTTCCCCCATCCTTGGAAAGCTGGATAGAGTCAAATTTTCCCTCTGTTGCTGCACCAGGGGTTAAGACCAAAGCACCCCCGACAACCGTATCACTTACCGCAAGTGTTCCGGTACCCGAAGTCGAAGTAATCCAATCGGCAGTAGAATATTGAAAAAAATCATTGAAATACCCGTGCGTAACCGTAGGGTCAGGCATAGGCATTTCAGACAGGGTTTTCCCCTTCGCAATGTTTGTCACGCCATCAGCGTATCTTTGTGGTGAGCTCATTTATATGTTCTCCTTAAAAAGCGTTCTCTTAGAGAGAACGTCTGGTAGACGCTTCTAAGGTTATTCCCGCTTTCATTTTATGTTTATATTTTTTGTCCATATCTTCCGTTGGAACAATAAACAGTTCCATAGAAGATTGCCCTTTGACGTTTGCCTTTACTTTCTCAACAACTCGCTGGTCTTTTGGTATTCCTACAAAATCCAACAGGTTATCCACTTTATCCAAGTCGCTTAGGCTTTTCACATTTAAACTGAATATCCTGTTGGGATACTTTAACAGCGCAACATGGGTTAGCCTATGGTAAATATCGTATGTATGCGCTATCTGGTCTTTGCTCGGTGGAAACCCGAAGAACGGGTACATCCCAAACCAGAAGTCAGGGGTTGCCCATTGTGTCGGGGTATTCATTGCTTCCCTTCGGTTTTCACTACTCTTCCAGAACGATTCAACCGTTTCCTCTTTGTCCCGCCACATATTGACAAACTTCACTCCTGGGAATAGCTTCACCATCTGGCTCAAGTGCTGGATCCACACATAGCTGACATCCCCCGTGAAATCGTATTTCTCTGCTCTCCTTCGGATTTGCTTTATCACCTTATGATAATCGCTGAATATTCCAAACCAGTGAAGTCCGTCTATCTCATGGGAAAAATAACTGTTCGGCTGTATGTTCAAAAGGTGGGCAAGCGAGGTTGTCCCACACTTACCCACCCCGAAACCTAAAACTAACTGTCTCATTCGCTTAATTTCTCCATAATGTCGTTACATTTATCGAGAATGTCATCTAACTTATCTTCTATATCGTTTGCTGTCTCTTTTAAACTTAAAAGTTTTTTTATTGTATGAAAGTGAATCCCCATAAAAACTGTTGATCCACTTCCAAAACATGAACTGCATAGTTCCCCATCTTGGAAACCAGTACCTTCGCAATCTTCACAGGTGCTTGGAGGCCCATAATCTGTCATAATTATGCTCCTGCAACACCAGTTTGCTCAATATGCAGACCACCACCTGTGCCAGTAATCGGCATCGTTCCAATAACCATATCCAGGTTATCGTCCTGCCATTCATCAATACCGAAAGCACTGCAATTATGTAAAAGAATCGAATGCTTTTGACCACTTGCGGTAGTATGAAATGCTTGGTTAATACTTGTCCCATCATCGGCAAAGTTGGTAAAAATACAATTATCAAACAAGATATTTCTACCCGTTGAAGTAGCTGCCGGGACTGCAACCATCGCACAAGCCGCTGTTTTAGAGTGGGATTTAATCTGACAATCTTTAAAGGTTATATTGTTAGGTCTGCTTGTACTCGTAAAACGTATGCACCCCTGGTCAGAACCAGTTCTGATGCTCCACACATCTTGACCAATGTGACACCTTTCAAACATCGAAAGGCCGGCATTACCTATATAGAGAGCAGCAGCCGCAGCCGTTGCAACCTGAGTGGTTGCCATCAAACCGTTGAAGTAACAATTGTTAAAATAATTTCCGTAACTTGTGACTTCAACAGCACATAGATTTCCCGCATCAGCAGCACGATTCGAAAAAGACATATTCCAGCACTGGCAATTATGACCGGCAAAATCCACAACCTCGGCAACCGCAGCAGTCGTGCATTCCATAAGAACATTAGGCGCATAAGAATCGACACCATAATATCCGGGCCCACCAAGACCGACTAAATGCGTGTGGTGTTTTGCCCATGAAAGAGCCGAAGTCACGGTATAAGCCCCTGGAAACACATAGACTGTATCATTACGCCCTGTGGTAGTAGCAGCATAGGCAGCCGCAACCGATGTAAAAACCTTACCCTTGGGTAAATGCTTTGTTGCCCAATCATTAAAATAACTTGTTGAACTATTAGCCGAAGGAACAACAAAGAATGCATCACCCGTCAAACCCTGTGTATTTGGCCCAACCGGATGACCGAAACTTGTAATCCCATTTGGAAAATTAGTATATCTCGCCATTATATTTTACCTTTTTAGGAACAACCTGTATGTCTCAACAGGTTGCCCGGATGATTTGCACACCCGCTTAACCATCTCAAAAACAGCACACTCATCATGATACTGTTTTATCGGTTGACATTAGCCTACAAAGCTGATACAATGATTGTATCGTGCAATATAGGAGATTATTAATATGTCTAAATTAAATATGGGTTATGTTCTTGTCAAACATCCAAACCACCCAAATGCCCACCATGATGGTTATGTCCCAGAGCATCGGCTCATTGTTGAAGCCCATCTTGGTCGTTATCTTACGCCTAAGGAATGTGTCCATCACATTAATGGGGATAGATCTGATAATCGCATCGAAAACCTTGTTGTAATGACATACCAACATCATGCACAAATACATAATGGCAATTTTCATATGCTTTCCAATAAAAAATGGCTTGTCTATCAGTACATAACCCTGAATAAAACAATTATAAAAATATCAAAGGAGCTTGGATGTAGCAATACCTCTGTTTACAAAGCACTTAAAAAACATAAAATTAAAATTAAGGTTCGACATAAAACCAGATTTCCAAAGCTCCTTGACAAAAAATGGCTTAGAAAAAAAACTGAAACCATGACCCAACATGAAATAGCAAAACTTCTTGGTTGTAGTCATACCTCTGTTTACAGGTTCCAAAAATATTATAATATCCATAAGCCATGACAATTTGTTAATTATTTCAAGTACTTATCACGCACCAGGATTCCCATAGATACCCCGTGGGTCGGTCCAACCAAAGCTGTAACGCTCGTAGCCCAACCATTTGAGGTTCTTGGTATCAAAATCGTTATCCATATCAAACATGATAGGATCACGGTCATAGTGAATCATACCCCTTGGCGCATTTGTCCGAACAAACCACGCATCCGTATCGGTAAAGTAGTGGTTCATTTTAATGCCCTTCGGCAGGGAATTAGTTACCCTTAGAGCATTAAGGTCATTGTTAGCAGTTCCCGACTGAAGGGTAGACTTTAGAATCCTGTTGGCCTCATACCAATCGTTTCGATGGATATGAAGGCTTTGAGGCATTAAGTTAATCTTTAACCCCCTGTCGTTCGTATATCCCATAATCGCAATACAGGCATCCTCTATAGCGTCTTCGCAAAGGTCACACGCCGCAGACGGCTCATTCGCCCAGGTGCCAGACTTAGACACATGAGCCTCGGAACATAGTTCCAGACCGTCACCACCCGTATAAGAGCTATTGAACGCACGGTTATACACCTGTGCCGCAACATTTTCCTTGGTTTGACGGAAGGAAAAAGCGAGAGCTTGCGCCCTTCGCTTGGAGACAACCGCATAAAGGTTATCTCTGTTTTCCTCAAACGTAATCATAAAACCAAGGGCATACGCAACATGGGTGTACCGTTTTGTAAAGCCCTGCGATTCGGAGTCGTACCTTGCACCTTCACCTTCCGGCTTCACCTGTGCAAGGTGGAACCCGGTTACAAGGACGTCCTCTTCATAATGTTTACTTGATGTATCCTTATCAAACAGATCAGGAAATTCGGGGGTATGCTCGTTATACGCTCTCCCCCACCACGCTTTAACACCCGGCACTAATGCAGCAGGGTGATTACCAGTTGAAATTACACCAGCCATAATCTACACCCTCCTTTCATTAGGTCTTGGAGACACCAGCCACGTTGCCCGTTGCAGCAGCCCGTAACTGATGAGTATTAATCATAACTTCCCAAACACAATTGTCACCCAATTCGTTGTCGGGCATATTAGCCGCCCTCAGAATCAGCAGTGGGTTACTCTGGTCAACAGAAGGAGCAGTGGATGTCCCTTCATCAAGTTTCACACCAGAAAGACCCGTTACGGTACTTGCCGTACCTGTAATCATAACTGCATTAAGGAACGGGAACAAACTTGTCGGCGTTCCCCCTCCACAACCCCGTATATGATAAACAACAGTCGGATCAACACACACGTTGGCATATCTTTCCGTAGAAGCAGGGTTGTAAACTTTAGAACAACCCACACTATCGTCAAACGACACAATCACACCATAGATTATGCCACCATCGGTGACAGTGGCTTTTTCAATAGTATTATACATAGCCGATGCACAAGCATCGTCTGATTCGTCATCTATCATAACGGGATCTCCAATATACATAGCGGTAGCATAAGAACTTGAAATGTAGCACTTTTCAGTAACCCCATTCCAAGGCGCACCGCTGATATGCTTTACCGGGCGTAAACCCCAGTAATTAGTATCATTCGCCATATCGTAAAATCTCCGTTAAATTTAAATTTAATATTTTAAGGCTTATACTGAATGCCTTGTGAACCAATGTATCTCTTATCATCTGGCTGCCGTGCTATCTCACCACCTGCTATTGCCTCATCAACCTTATCTAACTCCGCTTGCTTTTCTCGCTGGTCTTTCTCGTACCAATCCTTCCTGATTTTCATTAGATATGCTTTCATTGGGCTTCCATCAGGATGCGTGCCGACTGTTCTGCAAATAGCCGTTGACATTTTATCACGCCCATCCTGGCCCTCTCCAACTTCAACCTCCATTGAGGGATCTAAGACAAAGTTGTATCCCCCCTGCTCGGCTTGTGGGAGTCGCCCCTGCCTATCGCACATCCACCTATAGACAAACCTATCTTTCTCTAATATATGGTCGGGGACAGTCATCCTTGTTCTAAGTTGGCCTAACGGTACACGCTTGCTTCTCGCATCTATTTTTCTCTGTCTTGCCATCGTAATCTCCTTATTGTCCTGCTAAATCCCAATATTCTTTGATATACTGATCTTTTTCCATAAGCCCCGCTTTTACCAATTCGTCACATGCTTCTTTTGCATCCTGTGGCATATCGGAGTATGTTTTCTTTTTGGGTTTGACTGGCCCTGTGTTATTATCACCACCACCCTCTACCGCATTGGGTTTTTCCCTGTTTGGGTTTTTGAATTTGTCGGGATATCGTGCCTTAACCTCTTCGGTCACTTTATCAAAAAAGGCTTTTCCCCCTTTAAGACCTGACGTTCTTTCAACAAATCCCGCAATACTATCGGCATAAACTGACAGTTCCGCATCATTATCGTACCAGGGGTTTTCAGATTTCCATGCTACAAAGCCCGGGTCCAGGTTTGCGTCATTTGTTGATTGTTCAGGTTTTTCAAGTTGTTCGAGTTTTCTGTCGATAGCGTCAAACCGCTCAACATCGTTGTCCTCAACTGCCTTGCGCTGCTCGGCTTTTAAATCGGCTAACGCCCTTTTGTACGCCAGTTCGTCCGTCTTTTTATGGTGTTCCGTCAATGTCGCCAAAAGCGACTCGGTTTTTGCGAGTTTTTGCGTGACTTCATCCATTTTGGTTGCCATCGTTTTTGTGCGCTCTCGGAGTATGGGTAGAACCTCATACCCGTTTTTCACAAATGTTTCGGCATCCTTCCACATTTCAGGGTTGCCCTTGAACTCGTCCTCCGGCACCCAACCCATTGCCCTCGCCTGTACTTCTATTGACTCATTCCCCATTTCTTGTTTCCTCCAATTCAAAGGTTACTTTCTCAGGATTGAACCTGTATCTTTCATCTTCAATACTGCCGTCAACATGCTTGACTTTTTTAATAATCAATTCTTCTTTGGTAATAATCGCAGCAACGTCTTTATCATTGCACATGATATAGGTTTTTCCATCTGCGCCAGGAACTTCATGTACTCCGGCATACTTGGCAAACTGTACTCGATCTCCGATCTTAGGCTTTGGCTCTCCAAAATCCTCAAAGGCTTTACCACCATGCGCTATCAGATACCCCCTTACCGCTGCCGCCTGTTCAATGTCCTTCACCCTATCGGGTCTTAAAATACCGCCCAATGTCTGGTCCGAAACCTCATCGGGTCGGATAACTACCTTGTATTCTATTGGTTGTATTCCTGACTCGTTTTCCATATTTCTAATCTCCCTCTAAATTAAAAATAAACTCTAAGCCCTCTATCTTTCCGCACATTTCAGCGGTTTCCATTGCAGTCTTTTCCATGCTGTCTCTGTCAAATGTCCAACCATGACCTAACTTCTTATGCTGAGATTGAATTTTCTGTTCTATCTTAAACCTTACCTTTTTAGTGACAGGATTAAGAAACCATTCAACCAGTTCTTCCTTTGTTAGCACTTCCCTGCTGTCTGTTCGCATTGGCTTTTTGCTCCTTCATTTTCATCATTTCTATTGATTGCTTGGTTAAACTATCCATCTGTGCCTTGTATTGTTCTAACTGTGGCCCCATCTCCTTGGCCTCGGCATCGGCTAACTTTAAGATAACGTCTGCCTGTATCTTTGCTATCTCAAACTGTTTCATAAATAGTTCGAGCTCATGCTTGTCACGCTCAAGCTCAAGTTTCTGAATCTCCAACATAATCTTCGGGTCGGGTGGCGGTTCTTTTGGTTCTTTTGGTATCAGAGCATCAAGGTCGGGGACGTTCAACGCTTCAAGGTATCGCCTCATAATAACCTCATCGTTCAATCCCTGGCCCCTCACTTCCATAAGGGCTTGCGCTCTTGCAATTTTTTGGGTATCAGTCATCTCGGACGGGTCACTAATCGGAATCATGCTCAAATCATCTGCATAATCTTCCGGTGTAATACTGAAAAACTTACCCTCAAACTCGAAGTCCTTGTTTTTATCAAGATACAACTTATTCAACCGCTGGATTTTTTTGAACTCTTCTTTGAGCGACCTGTATATCCGCTTGTAGACAGACCCGAATACTTTTAACCCCTCGTCTATTAGCTTGTAGACCGAAGCAGCAGGGGTATTGGCAGGGGGTGCATCACCTGTCAGCAGGTCAGCCGTTGACCCCAACTTTTGTCCCGCCTCAATCATCAGGTTAATCAAGCCAAAAGTTTCTGACGCAATCCTGATTTCGGGCTTTGGCAGAATCGCCTTTTTGATGTCTTCCCCACGGGCGTTGATGGGTTTCCATTCACCCGTCTTAAACTCCATATCACCCGCACCAAGGGCATTAGCCGCTTCCTTGGTAATCCAACCACCGCCCTTGTTGTTGATGGTTGCAGCATCAAGGACTTGGTTTATGGATGTATTGATTGTCCGGTTGATGGGTTGCAGGAGTCTCCCAAACCCTGAAGGATAGAACGAACCGTCAATGGACGGCATAAAGGGATAGAGGGTAAAATAACCCACAGGCTTAATATATCTTATTCTGCCTGTCTTAGATCCCTCAACGACCTCAACCCCTTCTTTGTCAAAACGGGCGACAATACGGACAACCTTTTTCAAATCACGGTGAAAGGTAACAATATAGGGTTCCTTGTACCCGTCATTATCCAGGTCAAGAAATGTATGCTGTTCAATAAAAACGTGTTGGGCTTCAGGGTCACGGGTATCAACATTTTCCTCTTCTGACGCCTGACCATACTCAAATTCTTTCCAGACATTGCTCCTGAATCGCTCTTCAATCTCATTAGGCATAAACTTCATGTAATGAGATGCACGGGGCGCACGGTCAAGGGACTTTGCCCAGTAGTTGACAACGACATCCTTCAGGCTACAATACTCCGACACATTACGGCCCAGGTTTTTGCTAAAGTATGTTTTCTTGAAAAACCCGCCTGTAACGGGCATGATGGTAAGGGCTTTGTCCATGTCGGACTCCCACTCTTCCATCTCTTCGGTCAACTGCCACGACATATGAACCGATTTCCTTTCGGCAGTTTCGGCTTTTGCACCGTTCTCGTCACGCCCGATAATCTTTCCTTTAACAATACGCCTGCCTGGGATAATCGCAGAGTACGCCCGTGCAGCAAACTGTACAGACGTTATAGATAACAAGGGATATTTGATATCTGCACCGTCTTTCTTATCCTGTAACACCTGTGCAGCAAGCTCTATCGCTTCGTCCTGTGTTTCTTCCCACTCTGAACGGCTATCCTTGTCAATTTCATATCCCAGAAAAGCATCCGACCCTATTTTATCAAGGGTGTCCTCGTCAAGCTCCCCTGCGATATTTGTTGAATCTAATATTTTGTTTATGTCTTCAGGCATATCACCCCTAAAACGAAAAAAAGGCCGCAAACAAGTGGGTAAGCACTTACCTGCGACCCTTTTCTCTACCTGTTACCCGTCGGTAACAGGCAAACTTTTATTTAATTTTTATTCAGCCGTTGTTAATACAAAATGTTTCGATTTTTCGTTACACGCCATCCAACAAGCATCATCAGGAATTGGATGAGATTCTTGCGTTTCTTTCACAAATAATCTCATTTCATCATTAGAATTAATATCTCTCTGTGATATAAAGACGGTTGTCATAAAATCAGGTTTTTCGCTATCCTTACGTTGCCAATGTAATTGCCAAAGCATAATTAATACCCCGTATATCTGTCTACTACATTATTTCCCACTACCCTTGGTTCCCCGTAATGGTTGAATGGGGGGCCATAGAGTTTATCAACCGGGATCTCGATAGCAATTTTCATGCCAGTAAGGATGAGATATTTCAGGCAGTCCATTAAATGGTCATTCTGTTTGACCACTTTCCCGTTCTCGTCCCTATGGTAAAGCCTAAACTCGTCAAAGAACGGGCGTAACGACCTAAATATCTTTAGTCTGCCCGACACCAACCGTTGCCAAACAGCAAATATACCAGCCTCAACAGGATTCTCTGCAAGGGATAAATCCAAGCCAAGCTCAACATACTCGTTAAATAGGCTTTTACCGTCCTTCTGGCTTGAAGCCCGTGAAGCAGGATCAGCACAACCCGGTATCCATGACCCTCTGGCGTTTATCGCCTGGACATGGGTAGCTGGTTCTGCTTGCCCTTGCTTGTAGCATGAATAAATATAGACGATATCCGATTCTCTATCCCATGCCCCCCACAGAGCAGCGGTAGCATTCCAACCCACATCTAACGCATACGCCCGTGGATACCACAGGGGAATCTCAAAATCGTCACACGCTATATCTTCCTCTAATATCGGGTATATCGCCCCTGCACCCAACTGAGGAATACCCTTTGCTCTGGCATCCCGTAAATAGGGGGGTGTTCCGTCTAATATCTCCTGCTTCTGCGATTCGGTTAAATGGGGGGCATCCTCCCATGTAGCGTTGATAATGAACTTTGACCCCTCCTGGTCTTCGGGGATTATGCCATTAGGCATAAAATTCATAACAACTTCAGATAATCCCAACAACGGTGTAAAGGTCAGGATCACCATACCGTTCGTTGTCATGGTACGAATTAGGCACTCACCGTATATTGCCATTGAACATTCTTCGTCCAACCATGCAACATCGACTTCATCCCCCTGGAACGCCTTACGTTTCTGGTCAAACGACTTAAACACCCCACGGCTCAACCCCCCAGATGTATGTTTGACAAGAACAGATTCAACCGCATCCGGAACACCCCCTGCCTTTGGGTTGACCTTAGCGATAGTGTCCTTCCGGATCATGCCCGTGCCGTATTGTCCCGGGGGCCCTAACAGTTTTGCCTGTTGAATATCCCTCACGGTCTGGGATGTATCACCCGCCATCCAACACAAAACAGGGTCTTTAAACCTTCTACCCTCCCACCAATCAGGATACTGACCTGTTAGGTGTAACGCTACCTCATACGCCCCAATTCCCTCACTATTATGATGTACCAAACCACCTGCAATATAATTATGATATTTTTCTACTTCAAAATCAAAAACGGTATTGACACCAATAGATTTTATTGATACTATATACTTACTACTTTTAGTAAAGGAGATTTCTGATGCCACCAAAGATTGAGTTGGATTTAGC